CTATGAGGTCATCGACGACGACGGCAGCGTGCCGGTGTGGCGGGCGATCGATTGGCAGCCGCTGGAGCTGTCCGCGGTACCGGTGGGTGCTGACGGCGGCGCGGGGTTTCGTCAACGGCAGGACGTCTTTCCCTGCCGTCTCATTCATCGGGCGCAGGCCGCCCACCAGCCGGAGAACGAAGACATGGATCAACAGGTAGATAAGGCGGTCGAGCACCCCGCCGAGGATCGTAGCGCGGAGGTGGCGACAGTGGAGACCAGGACGGAAAACCAGGCGGAAAAGAGAACCGACAGTCCGGCCGCCTCGGACAAGATTCCGATGGATGCGGGAGCGCCCGAGAACAAGGCGCCCGACCCGAAGACCGATCGAGCGGTGGTTACAGATCCCAAACTGATGCGGAAGGTGGAAACTCCAACCGCCCCTGCCGGTCCATCCGCCGAGGAGATCGCCGAACGAGTGGTCGCCGCGGAGCGCGAGCGCGTCGCCGGCATCTACGATGCCGCGCGCAAACTCGGCATCGATGCGCCGGTGGCCGACGACCTGGTCCGCCGTGGCATCGCCCTCGACGAGGCCCGCGGGGTGATCATCGACCGGGCCGCCGAGCGTGATCGCGCCGTCGAGACACGGCCGCATGTGCGTATGGGTGCGCTCGACGAGACCGAAACCCGCCGGGCCGCAGTCGAGACGGCGCTGCTTTACCGGTTCGATCCGCACCGCTATCAGCTGACCGAGCCGGCCCGCGACTGGCGGAGTTACAGCCTGATCGAGATGGCGCGGTCGTTCCTGGAGACGGAAGGGGTCCGGGTGCGCGGCCTCTCCCGCGACGAGATCGCGACGCGGGCGCTGCACACCACCTCGGACTTCCCCGCCATTCTCGCCGCGGTCACCAACAAGACCTTGCGCGATGCCTACGAGGCGGCACCGCGGACCTTCCAGCCGATCGCCCGTCGGGCGACCGCCGCCGACTTCAAGGACATCCATCGCCTGCAGCTGGGCGAGGCGCCGCAGCTGGAGAAGGTCAACGAGTCCGGCGAGTTCAAGCGCGGCACCATCGGCGAGGCCAAGGAGAGCTACCGGGTCGAGACCTACGGCAAGGTCATCGGCATCACCCGCCAGGTGATCATCAACGACGACCTCGACGCCTTCACCCGGGTGCCGTCGCTGTTCGGCACCGCTGCGGCGACCCTGGAGAGCGACGTGGTCTGGAGCATCGTCACCGCCAACCCGACCATGGGCGACGGGGTGGCGCTGTTTCACGCCAACCACAAGAACCTGGCCGGAACCGGCACGGTGTTGGACGTCGCCAACCTCGGCAAGGGCCGCACCGCCATGGCCAAGCAGACCGGGCTCGACGGCAAGACGGTGATCAACATCCGCCCGGTGTTCCTGGTGGTGCCGTCGTCCCTCGAGCTCACCGCCGAGCAGCTGATCGCCCAGAACCTGGTGCCGGCGAAGAGCGCCGACGTGGTGCCCACCTCGATCCGCTCGCTCTCGGTGATCGCGGAACCCAGGCTCGATCCTGCTTCCGGTGCCGTGCCGTGGTACCTGTTCGCCAGTCCTTCCGCCATCGATACCATCGAGTACGCCTACCTGGAGGGCCAGGACGGCGTCTACATCGAGACCCGCATGGGCTTCGACGTCGACGGCATCGAGATCAAGGCCCGCCTCGACTTCGGCGCCAAGGCGATCGACTGGCGGGGTCTCTATCGTAATCCGGGGGTGACCCTGTAACCCATCAACCCCGATCCGTGAACCGACCTGGGGCGGCCTCGTGCCGCCTCGGGTCGTTGCGGGATGCAACTTCACCAAAGGAGTCTGACAAATGGCTACGAATTTTGTTCAGCCCGGCAAGGTCGTTACCGTCGCCGCGCCCACCGGCGGTGTGCTTTCCGGTGAGGGTGTTCTCATCAGCACCCTGTTCGGCATCGCCCAGTACGATGCCGCCGAGGGTGCCGAGGTCGAGATCCTCACCGAGGGGGTGGTCGAGATCGGCAAGACTTCGGCGCTGGCCATCTCGGTCGGCGATCGATTGTTCTGGGATGCGACCAACAAGGTGGTCAACAAGACGGCGTCGGCGCAGGTGTGCGTCGGTGTTGCGGTGTCGGCGGCGGCCAACCCGAGCGACACGGTCAGGATCAAACTGGGTACGGTTACGCCGGCGGGGACTTGAACCCAGGGCTCGCTCATTGCGGCTTTCGCCATAGCACATTCCCCGCCGCTCCGATTGGATGCTTGGCGAATATTCATTCCGCACGGAAGCCGGTGTCCAAGCGCGCCGGAGTGCTGATCCCGAATTGGCCGTCTGCTGATTGAAGGGATGCGCCTCCGCCCCGTTCGCAGCGGAGGCGCATTGACTGAACCGTGTCGGCTGTCCACCATCTACCGTCGGCCGCAGTTGCCAGGAGCAAAAAATCGGGTGGGCAGGGGCGTGAGCTACATCGAAGACACCGCGCGCGACGCGCTGAAGGCGGCGCATCTCGATCTCACCAAGGCACGTCGAACCCTGGTGCTCGCTGCCGGGTTGCTGGCGCTGATCCATCTGCTGAACGTCTATCCCTATCTCAGGCTGTCCAGCGCCATCGCCGGGGCCGAACGATCCATGGAGGCCAACTCGGCCCTCGTGACGCAACTGGACCCGGAGATCGAGCGACTGCGGACGGCGGGGGAAAGGGCAAGTGCGCGGCTGGATACGCTGCTCAAGGGGGTCACCGATGAGATGATCCGTGACTTTGCCGAACTGCGTGGCCTTGTCGAACGGGCCATGCAGGGCCAGCTGCCCGAAGCAACTCCACCATCGATCGCTTCGTTTGCACCGCCGTCGGTTCAGCAAATGCAGGCACCGCAGATGCAGCAGCAGGTGCAGCTCCCGCAGATGCAACAGCAGATGCAGCAAGTGCCGCTCGGCGGTCAGATGGAGGGCCGCGGAACAAACCTGAACATGCTGGCGAACATGCCCGAACCCTCGACTACCGCTCCGGAGTTGCGGAGCATCCTGGAGGGTGTTGCCGCCGGCGAGCCGGACGCCTACGAACGGCTCACGGCGTACGCCCGACGCACCATCGTCGAAGCCGCTTATGCGCGGGCTCAAGACGTCTGGAGCGCGCAAATTCGCCCTACCTACCTGGCCGCGCTGGACGCGGCCGAACAGGGAGCGCGGCGGGCTGCCGAGAACGCCCCTGCCTCGGTGTCGGAGACGGCCAACGCGCTGCGCTCCGTCGCCGATGAACTGGCGGCGAAACGCGCCACTGTCGAAGCCATCAAGATCAGTCACGACAACACGGTCGACAGTGCGCTCGGCACCGATTGGTGGCGAACCGTCGAGGGCAAGGGCGCATTTGCCGACGCGGTTGCCGAAAGCATCGCCGGGCAAATGCGGGAGATCGCCAACACCGCCGCGGCGCCTTCGACCGCCATCCAGAGGACGCTGGAGCTGCAGCAACGGCTCCGCGACTCGTTGATCGCGCAGCAGCACTTGCTCGAGCAACAGTTTACCGAGCAGCGCAAGCAGCTGGCGACCCTCTCCGGCGCGACGGGCGCCGTGCCGATCGACCTCGCGAGCTTCATCGGCTTGTTTCCGCTGGTGCTCGGTCTGGTTCTTGGGCTGATGATGTTGCGCTGTGGCGAGGCCCGCCGTCAGGCGGCCCTGGCGGCTGCCGACTTGTTCCAGGCGGCCCCCGAGGATCGCGACACCCGCGTGTGGCTGGCCCGACGGGTCCTCGGCGCCGACGACGCGGTCAGGCCTCTGATGGTCACGATCATGGTATCCATCGGCGCCACTCTGTGGATTGTCCTGGCGGCTATGCAGGTGACCGCCAGCCCCACGGCGCCGCCGCTCCCGCCTTGGACCAGCGGCGTCCTTGGCGTGCTGCTCGTGCTGGCCGCTACTTTTTGGGACGGCGCGGCCATCCGGCGGCTCGGTAACGAGCTCCATCGCTGAGATCAGCGTGGCGTTTCTGCAGCAAGCAACCTTCGAGCGCTGCAAGTGGAAAGCGAGAATCAAGCGGAACTCTGGCCACCATGCCTGCAGTGCTGAAAGCACTTCACCTAACGCACGGTGATTCAGCCGTCTCTAGCGCTCGCTATCCACCAATAGGCTGCCATATCGGTTTGAGCACCGCGACCACGAGTATACGTTCCCATGACTGCGTTCACCGCGGCTATCGATACTCTCTTTGCCGACCCGAACATCGCGTGTGACGCCATCTACACCCCGGCCGGTGGCGATCCGATCACTGTGCGAATGATCGCCAAACGCCCCGACGAGATCGTCGGCTTCGGCGACACCCGCATCCACACAGCGACGGCGCTGTTCGACGTGCGAATCTCGGAGGTTTCGGCGCCGGCCGAGGGCGACGCGCTGGAGGTCGGCGGCGACACCTATGTCATCCAAGGCGAGCCGGTGCGCGATCGGGACGGGCTGATCTGGTCGCTCGACTGCCGCCCGGCGTGAAGCTCGCCGCCACCATCGTCGGCTCGCTGAAGGCCGGCCTCGAGGCCGA